CGATGTCCACACGAACGCCTCGTGTTTTCATGTCGAACAGGACAGGGATCAGAGAGGTCTCCAGTTCAAAGATTGAAGTACACTCGTCCGTGGTGATCTCTGACTCTAGCCGCTCCCAAAGCTTCAAGGTCACAGCGGCATCTTGCTCGGCATACGGCCCGACAGCACAGGCTGGTAGTCTCCACATGCCGCTTTTTGGATCCACGCCCATCTCGTCAGCAAATGCTTTCATGTTCTTTTCGTTCTTCCACTGACCGAGATACTGACCCGCCAACGAGTTTAGGTTGTAGTATCGACGGTTCTCGTTCAGCAGCGGGGCGGCAACCATGGTATCGATAATCCGTCCTTGAACCTCGATCCCTTCTGCTCGAAGCCAGCCCAGATCATACAGAGCGTTGTGAAAAACTTTCGGGATGTTCGGTGTTGCCATCTGCTTGGCAAACCATTTCATCACAGTGTTGCGTGGGAGGTTGCCTCCAGCATCATGCTTGATCGGAAAGTAGCCCGTGTACTCTCCGTTCGACACAGCAATACCGATGATGTATCCGTCCTTGCGGCACCAGCCTGGACCCAACTGTTTGATGTTTGGATCACGAGTTTCCAAGTCGACAGACAGGATCTTGCTGTTTGTCAGATCTGGAAAGGTTGACGGCGCTACCCACTCAGATGCCGCATCACCCCAACCGCCGCCACTGGCAAACTGTAGAAGATGATACTGCTTATCTTCGCGCTTCTTACTCATTGATTATCTCCCCGCCCAAAGCGGCGTAACCAATGATGTCAACCCAAGAGTCGTCTTTGCTGATGTCCTCTGCCAACCGCGCCAGCTTGAGACCCACCATACAAGCAACGACCTCTTCCGGAAGGATGTCTTCCTTGAGCTTGTCCTTGAGCAGGCTCGACCAGATCGTAGCAATGCGTTCATGGTTCAGCCTCGCTGGTCAGTAATCCTCGGCTCTCGGTCCGTTGATCAAGCCTTCCGCTTTGTTCAGGAAAAACTTTCGGTTCTTTTCTGGAATCATTGTCATAGCTGAAACCCATACTTAGTTCTTGGCTCCACGATATGCAAAGCCTTCTTGGCGCGGGTCATACCCACATAAAAAGTTCTGATCTCGGAGTCTCGGTCAACACTTTCGCAAGCGGCTCGAGAACTGTCCAGTAACAGAAGTACGTTATCCGCCTCGCCACCTTTGGCTTTGTGAATCGTCGAGATCTTCACCCTCGGCTTCGAACCAAGAATCCTCTCGCCACGGCGCCGCACTGATGAAATATATATCCGCTCCCTCTCCGACACTGTGATCACTTCGTGCCACGGTGTCGAAGAGTTCGCGTCCAAGCCGCACTTCTCGCAGATGTCGTTTAGAGTGTAAGTGACTTCGGGGTCTAGCGAAGAGAGGATCTTTTTTCCGTTCTTTGAGATCACCTCTTTTCTCAGCAGTTTTGAAAATTTGCTCAGTTCGTTCGCAGAAAGATACTCGCCCTTGCATAGTCTCAGCCACACCTCTATTCCAAAAAGTACGTTGGGGGAAATAGACCAGCCGGAACCTTCGCGCCAAAACAAATAGCCCTCTTCTTTGAGATCATTTGCGACTTTGTTGGCAATGAAGTTTGTACGAGCAAGAATCAGCCACTCACCGTTGCGGAGGTCTACATCCATGATATCATGATGCCACACCACAGTTCCACGGTGTTCTGTTGGGTGCCACAATTTTGGCTGTCGAAAATCTACCCGTTCTATCAGACCCGCCGCGAGTTCATGCACAGCGTTCGGGATGCGATAGGACTGTTGCAGAACCTGCTTGTGCTCAGAAGCCTCCAAGAAGTCAGCGACGTTTACACCCATCCAAGAATAGATGCACTGATCATCATCCCCCGCAAAGTACACACGCTTGGCTCGAGGCTTCAGCACGTCATGAACCATGCGCCACTGTAGCGGAGAAAGATCTTGCGCCTCATCGACAATCAGAACATCGAGCAGCGGACCCTGATCCTGTCGAATGAATTCCTCGATCATGTCGACGAAGTCTCTTTTGTGGAAAGCTTTCTTGTAGTCCTCGACGGTTGCCTCCACAACTTTTGCCTGTTGAAAGCTTAGCCTCCAGTCATAGGTGTCGTTGAACTGTTGCTCAAGCGAAACCTCACGGACTCGAGCTTTCTGGATCATGCCCAAGTAAGCATCGCCGGATCTACCTTGTGCATACAGAGAGCCGTCTGCCATTGACAGGGACGAGTTGGAAGAGAACTCAAGCCCAAGCATCTCACCCAGATCTGTGTAGTCTTTACCCTTCAACACGTCCCTTGTATTCATACCAATGTACTGGAACGCCATAGAGTGCAAGGTTCGAAACCACACCATCTCATCATTCGAGATGTTCAATTCCGATGCTGCGCGATCCCTAGCTTCTTCCGCCGCCTTCCGACTGAACGAAACAAACGCAATCCGATCCGGTGGCGTACCACGCTCGATCTCATCCTTCACGATATTGATAAGCGTGGTTGTCTTGCCTGTGCCTGGTGGTCCGAAGATAGTTGTGTCCATCAGAACGGTGCCTCCGATGCTCCAACCTCGACACTCGGTACTTCGACCTCGGAACTGAACTCAGGCACCCACCACACACGAATGTTTTTCCACTGGCCCTTGGTGTTCTTGAACTTTTTGATTGCGTTCGCATTGCCGTCAGGGTTCAGCTCTTTGAGGCGCTCCTGTATCTGACCTCGACTGTAGCTGTCGAACCTCTGGTTCTTCAGGTACTTCATCAGAGCATCGAGCTTGAAGAACACAACGCCATCTTCAGGATACGGCTTGCCAAGCGACAACTCTTCCGCTGACTGCGCTTGGATACGTCCGTTGCAGAAAGCCTCGAGGTGATCCATGAACTGACCCTTGTATGTCAGTTCTTCCGGAACTTCGATCTCGCTCATGTCCTGCATCATAGCGGTGACAAGATCCTGCCAGTCTCCGGTCTTCATCGTTGGGGGCATGATATGGATCTGCTCCATGCAAGCCTTCTGAAACTTTGGCGGGAGTTGCAGTTCTTCTGTTGTCAGTTCAACACGCTGTCCGTTGACATCACAGAACCAAACAGGAGGCTCTGACTTCACAACAGACAGTCCACTAATTTCAACAGTTGACACGCTCGAACCAATACCAAAGGCGCGAGTCTTGCACAGGGTCTTATTGCAACGAGACTTGAACGGCTCTTGCTGACAAGGGAATCCGTATTCTTTTTTCTCGTGCTGTTGCTGTATCGTTACGATCTCAGAAGCTGGCAGCGGAGGCTCAACGAAGCGCCTGTTCAGCTCTTCGTGCATCTCTTTCCACCCTTCTGGGTTTGCTTTCTTACAGCCGACGACAGCGCCAAACATCACAGTGTTGCGAGTGCCCTCCGGCACACCGTCGGAAAACAAGCTTTGAAAGCACGGCGCCCAGTCTTTGAACTCATCGAGGCTGTTGCCCAGCGAAAGCTTGATGAACGCATCTGGATCCACGGTTCTTGAATCCACAAGATCGAGGAACTCCTCGAGCGTGGCATCTTCACCATCTTCTTTGATGGCGTATCTCATTGTCTGCTCAGCATCGAAGTATGGTAGGTTGATGAAGTTACCGATGTCGCCGCGTTCCACAAGGATCTGCTCTTGCTTCGGGAAGATCTCACAACCGCCCCATCCCAAAAATGCTGAGATCTCACCAGCCTTGTCACGGAACTCGCCCGCACTCATCCACTCGGTGAAGAAAAAGAATATGTGGGCACCGCCTGACTTCGAGCGACAGACGATGGAAGGGATCTCCGCGTCACGCAGTTTCTTGTCCAGCGCAACCAAGTCCAAAGGATATGTGTCGATGTCAAGTGCACCGAACTTGCACTTGTTGTTTTCGTTGATGGGTATAGATCCAACACCCGCCTTACCATTTAGGTGCTCTTTTACAAGCTCGAGTGTCAGGGGCTTCCTTACAATGTACGACTTTGCCTTTTGCTTTCCGGCACGTCGTTCTTCTGAAATATGTGTCTGTCCATGTGCCGCACTAAAGCC